CGTACCAGTAGTACCCGCACCAAGAGGCTGAAAGTTAAACGAGATGTTCCATAGACCTGCTGTTGTGCAAGTAAAGTAGATGTACGAGCCAATGCTAAACAAGTTTGTTGTTGCGTTGGCAGGAGTATACTTCAACAAAGTTTCACCCGCAGTAGACGTATCAAACACAACTGCGCTGCTTGTACGGCTCTCAATAACGCTGCCTGTTTCATAAGCATCACTACCCGCACAATCAAAGCTCAAGAAGGCCGTGCCGCCAGTAGTGTCTACTGACTGAGAGTGGACAACAACAACGCCTGCTGTCGCTGCTGGCAGAGTAGTAATCTGCTGTGCGCCGCCAGCGAATGGGTTGACGTTAATTCCAGCAACGTAAGTAACAGTGCCAGACGTGGCTTTAGCAGTTACAGCTAGACCGTTTAGCGCGGGGTTCACACCACCAGACAAGACAGACCCAAGTACCGTAAGATCGCCGCCTACAGAAGCATTCGTTCCATATGTGGAATTAGTGGTTTCAGCGCCTGTTGTGGTATTGGTTGTAATGTCTTCAAAACCGTTTTGCGAACGCACTGGTCCGCTAAAAGTAGAATTACCCATGATTATCTCCTGTCGTGGGTTAAGTCAGATGCACAATGCGTCTGTCAGGGATATTCATACTCTAAATTAGATTTACAAAAAAAGAAAGAGGGCAGTTAAACCACCCTCTTCCATAGTTAGAACATTTGTTCGGGTTACGCGCCGGGTGAACCGAAGACGCAACGTGGGTCCGAGAAGCCAAATGAATAACGCTCACGCGCTTTGAACCGCATGTTGCCTGTATCAAAGTCTGCTTCCATGTTTGTACGCATGGGAGAACGCTCAAAGTGCTTAAAGCCGTTTGGCGCGTCAGTTTTGATAAAGAAGGCATCGGTATCTGTCAGGAAGTGGTTAACAACGTAACCCTCTGGCAGCATACCCATGTTTTTCATCGCGTTGACATCATTGTCAGAAGAGCCGGGACGCAAGGTCGATTCCAGCAAACGATCTGCAATGAATTGCAACTGAGGTGGAATGATGAGTTTTGTACCACGAAGGGCAATAATCATATTCCGTTCGTCAACGAACGCTGAAATGTCAATAAGAGCATTTTCAAGCGAAGTTTCGTTGAGATCAGCCGCAGTCGATGGTTCATTGCGGAAAGTACCGCCTTGAGCCAGCGGGTGGTCAGTTGCACAAAGTTCTTTTCCATCACCACCCGTAAAGGATGCGCTAAAGGCGTTGTTAAGAGTAGCAGCGGCCTTAACTTGCTTGGAATGCGCCATAGAGCGCGCAAGAGCTTTAGTGTAACGAGCGCCAAGACGATCATAGAGATTGTCTTCAATCGCTTCTTCGGTCAAAGCGAACGCTAAGGCAATGGTTTCATGGGTGTAACGGGCGGTGTACGCTTCGTTAGCATCATCAAACGATATGCCAGCACCTTCGGTTTTTGTGGGAGCATTCCCAAAACCTGAAAGCATAACTTCTTCCTCGAAAGCGCGATCTGATGTCTCGGTTTCGTAGATTTCGCTATGCTCATTATCGTAACGGTTATATTCCATTCCGAAAAGTGCGTTTAGTCCCGGTTCTAGTTCTTTAACCAGTTGTGAACGTGAAATAGCCATTGTTTAGCTCCTTACGCTAATCCGACGCCTTTAAGGCCGAATATATGGTTTCCAATGACACAATACACGTTTGTATGTGCTGATCCTACATCACTATTTTCTGGGTCTTCAGAAATATCAATGACTTTCAGAGGCAATCCAGTACCTGTACCACCGTCCGAAACATTAAGCTCGGAACCAGCTACACCGCTTTTGGCGTTGCCTGCGGTAGTATAGATAACGTCGAAGTTGCCAAGCAAGTCAGCAATTGGGAATGCAACATTACATTGAATTTCAAAGATAACCATAGGGTCATCAATGATGAACGCAATAATATCAGCAGCATCAGTGCTTGCAGGGTATGAATTGCTAAATACCTGTTCCCCAGTTGTGGGGTCAGTGAATTTACAACCATTGAATACGCCAACAATAGGTACTGTTCCGCCATCGGCATGTATCTCTACAGTGCCGCCAGTGACTTGCATAACCATGTCACCTTGGAAAATTGCAGTACCGTAGTCTGCGGCGATCCGATATCGGCTTTGTCCACCTGTGAACGGGGTTCCCCCAATTCGCTTTACGGGACGAAGACCGAATGCAGCGTCTTGATTCGCCATCGTTAATCTCCTTGTTTAGCCCCTCTTGAGCCGAAGCTTACAGAGGACTTACGTTGTGGTGCCAATTTTGGCATTAAGGCGTTGCTATCCCGCATCCAGTCGCGGTCAACAGCGTCCATTTGATTTTGTGCCACTTTTGCATAGTGACGATTCCGCTGTTCTACGAGTTCGACGGGGATACGAGCAAGTACAAGACCACCAACACCAATGATGCCAGCGTTCCTTCCCTCATCAACTATAGGACCAAAGTATTCTGGGTATTCCTCAGCGCGAACGAGTTCCCAGCCTTCTTGCCGTTTTTTATGAACGTTTGTTTTATCGTCATATTCCATGACAGATTCACGAATCCATCGATGCTTGTACCCCACGGGGGGTTCAGGAGCGTCTAAAGCAGAACCGGGACGCCATTCTTGAACACGTTGTTCATGTTCCCGCGAGTCTGAGTCACGTGATGCCCTATTAGCCATATCATTCACTCCTATTCTCAATTTTAACAACCTCTTTAGCATACACTTCAAGAGGTATCCGCATTTTATTGGCAAATGCGACCTGCCCCGGGGTAAGTTCCACCGATTTCTTCCGCCCAGACTTTAGTGACCGTCCGTTGCCAGACGAAGGTGTAACAACTTGGGCGCGTTGTTGTTTAACCTCAAACTTGTTCGGCATCTCCCTGCGAAGACGCTTATCTACCTCCGAATAGTAGACATCAGACGAA